TCTACATCCCGCCCGGGGTGTGGCGCGTGTCGAGTGCAACGACATTCGGGGCGCACAACCCCGGATTTGTTGGGAGCGGATGGGGCGAGTTCAATCAAAATGCGGCCTGCCCGACCACCGCCAACGTGCAGGGGACTTGGCTACACCGGACAACAGCCACGACAGGGACTGTACCGTTCACGATCAACGCGCTGACGGCGCAGGGCAGCAACGGCTTTTCAAAGATAGCGTTCTGCGAGGATCATCCGGCGCCGACAGGCGGCTGGGCGCCAACGGCTTATCAGCAGTGGTTTACGATCAATGGGGTCGGCGGTGAACTCGGGTTCACCGATCTCTATGCATACGCTGTCAACCGGTTCATCAGCTATATCGGCGGCGGTTCTTCCAACGGCAGGCTCCAGCTTCGGCATATCCGGGGGCAGGTGTTCGCCAATCTCCTCACCGCCGACAACGTGCTCGACACGGTTCACGGCGGAGATATTCACCTGTGGCCTTATTGGAGCAATGCCGTAGGCGTGCTGGCGTGGCAACAGGCTAACGGCACAGCGCTCTCGCTGGCGAGGGTGGACGGCTTTGTCGTCGACGATCTGTTCGCGCTCGGGTATCGGGAATGCGCCGTATTTACGAGCAGCGGAGCCGGCATCACATCTTTTGCTAGCTTCGGATCATTCTACTGCGACGAATCCAAATACGGTATCCGACTCGATGGAAGCAATTCCACGGTACAGATGAGTAATGTATATGTCGCTGGCGGCAACCTGCCAGGGTCGATCGGCATTTACGTTAACGGCGCCGCTGGTGGCGCATTCATTATGGTTGACAACTTGCACTGCGCCGGATTTGGCAGCAACTGTATTCGCAACGAAGGGAGCGGCAGCAGCAATACCGTTTATATCAGCTCATCCTGGATACACGATATCAACAAGGACAATGCTGGAGCGTCGGTGCTACACGCGACGACAGGCAACATCATCCGAGCAGCCAATCGCCCAACTGTTGGCGGGTCGAACAACGGCGCAACCACCGTTTCAGTGGTCGCCGGGGGGCTGTACGACGTACCAGAGAAACTGCCATTCTCGCCCGGAATCGGCGGTTCCACTACAGCCGGAACCCCAACCTATACACTGAGAAACGGGTTTTTTACGCTGCGCGGCGATCAAGTTACAACGCAGTTCGACATAGCTTGGAGTTCGCTCGGAGGGGCTGCGGGAAACATCCGATTGACCAATTTTCCATATACCTCTTCAGTGGCATCGCAATACTCAGGTCACTGCCAGATTACCTTTGCTGGGCACCCGACGTTCAACACTGGATACTACACAATGGCAGCCAACATCGGGTCTGGCGTGAAGGAGGCGATAGTATTTCAGAGTGGCCCTGGAGTTGATTCTATCGAGGTTCCGATAACCGCACTCCCGGCTGCCGGCAGCCTGTCTACCCTCTGCATTTATCTGATACCGTGATGCCGACACAGCTCGATATAGCCAAAGCGGCGCTGGCGCAGACCGGCACTCGGTCGACGATCAGCGGCCTCAACGACGGCTCGGAGGAAGGCAACTACCTCGGCATTTTGTACGGGCCGCTGCGAGACTTCTTGCTGGCTGAGGGCGATTATGACTTCGCACTGGTGGGTGCTGCGACAGTTGCAGTTGCAACGCCTGCTGCTCCGTGGACAGGCGCGTATGCTTATCCGGCGGATGCGCTACGCATTCGGCAAATGGTGCCTGCAGCACTGGACGTATTGAACCCGCGTCCGGTTGAGTGGACCGTCAGCGGCCAGCCTGGCACTTCGCGTGTCATTCTTACTCGTGAAGCAATGTCTCGGGTGCTGTACACAAAGGCCGTCGCCGAAGGGGTGTGGGAACCGCTGTTCACCGAAGCGTTCACCCGCCTCCTGTCCAGCGCTCTGCTGTTCGCCCTGCGCAACAACATCGCACCATCCAAGGACCGGCTGAGCGAGGCTATCTCGTTCGCTGGCATTGCCTCCCTGAGGGATGAATGACGATCGAGGGTGTCTGCAATCAAGCACTGGATGTGATTGGCTATCGCCGCCATATCACCTCCGTCTGGGACGGCAGTAAAGCAGCGCGCATTGCGCTCAACGCGTGGGCCGAAACACGCGATGCCCTCCTCTCCAAAACGCAGCCTCACTGGGCCAAGCGTGATGATCAGTTGGTGTTGCTAAGGGCGGCACCGGAGTTTCACTACACGGAAGTGGATTGGACGCCCGCGTATCCGGATCTGCCGTGGCTCTATGAGTACGATACCCCCACTACGTGTCTGGTCCCACTTCAACTCAAGCCGCGGCTGGCGGTTTTACCGAACTGGCGTCCGCGTCCCGTCTCGTTCCGCGCCAAGCAGAACAATACCGATCGCAAATACACGATCCTGACCAACCTGCCGAACGCCGTGTTGACCTGCATCTACAGCGTCCACGACCCGGACGAGTGGGACTTGGAGTTCACCGAAGCGATGATACAGGTGCTGAGCCACAAGTTTCAGGTAGGTCTGGGCGAGCGCCAGGCGCAACCGCAACGGCAGCAGCAGGAGCAACCCGATGCCGCCAACGCAGCCTGAAGACGTCATCAACGAGGCGCTCGGCGAGATCGGAGCCAGCGAGATCGGTGATCTGACCGACGGCTCTGCCGCCAGCGTCCGGGCACTGCGGGTGTATGACACGACGCTTAGGGAACTGCACGCGACAGCCAACTGGAACTTCGCCCGGCGACAGCACCAACTCGATTTGATCGGCGACGCCAACGGCATCTGGTGGTGGGAAAAGGATGTGCCGTTGCCGTGGCTCTATGCTTACGAATGGCCGGTCGACTGCGTGCACATGCGTTGGGTGCTGGGAGCGGGCGCATCGGCGCTCGACCCGGACACCCTCAAACCGGTCGGCGGCATCATCGCTCCCTGCCGCCCATCACCTGTGCCGTTCATTGTTTCAGACTATCCGCGGGTCAACCCGGTGGATTCCTCGTGGGACACCTCCGAGGGGCATAACCCGGAGTCGACCCGGGTTGTGCTGACCAACGAGCTTGGCGCGATCTGCGTCTATACCCGCCTCGTCATGTACCCGGATGCCTGGGATCCGCTGTTTCGCCGAGCAATGGTGACCCGGCTGGCAGCGCGGCTCGCGCTGGCCGTCGTCCCGGACAAAAAGCTCGGAGCACAGCTGCGCGATGCCAATCTGGCGATCGCCAAAGAGGCGCTGATCGAAGCTCGGGTACGAGACGGCAACGAGGGCTGGACCAAGGTTGATCTGTACGACCCCGACTGGATCACGATCCGCAGTGGTTCGCGATACGGAGGCCCGGGGGGCTATTACTGATGGCGAAGGACATTGACGGCACGGTAGCGCTGGCGCAGCACAGCTTCTCTGCCGGCGAAGTCACGCCGACCGCCTATGGCCGTCAGGATCTCGCCAAGTACCACGCCGGTTGCGCGGTCCTGCACAACTGGTTCGTGCATGCGCAAGGCGGTGTGCAGGTTCGGCCCGGGGACCAGTATATCGGCACGTTCGGATCGGCGGGATGGGGACGGCTCTGGCCGTTTCAGTTCTCGCCGACCGTCGGGCAGACCTACATCCTAGCGTTTAGCGCAGGCAAGCTGCGCTTTATCAAAAACCCGGGGACACCGGCCTACCCGAACAGCAGCAATTCCGGATTCATCATGAGCGGCGGCTCGCCTTACGAGCTGTCGACGCCGTATGCGGAAGGCGATCTGCGGGGTCTGCATTTTCTGCAAATCGCCGACGTCATGTGGATCACCTGCCGCGGCCAGCCTCGAAAAAAGCTGCAGCGGTTTTCCGATACGTCATGGACACTGACCGACATTTCGACGACACCGTCGGTGTCGGCTCCGACGATCACCGGAATAACCATCAGCGCGCTGCCGACCGGGGCGACCGACCCGGCCACGACCCGGTACATGTATGCCGTCTCGGCGGTTGACGATGAAGGGGACGAGTCGCTGCCGTCGACCCCGTTTCTGTCCGATCCCGGGATCAACATCGCCGCGACGCAAGGCACCGTGACGATCACCTGGACGGCGGTGGCCAAGGCCAAGTGGTACAAGGTTTACAAAGCGCTGCCGGCACACGGCGACCGGGCGCCGAGCCCGACCGAACAGTTCGGCTTTGCCGGGTTTGCCTACGGCACGGTGTTCACGGACTCGAACATCGTGGCCGACTTTGCCAAGGGTCCGATCCAGGCCGACGACCCGTTTGCGCCCGGGGCCATCACCGGGTACACGATTACCAACCCCGGCAGCGGCTATCCGGCGATCGGCACCACCGTCACGGTCACGGACGGGACCGGCGCCGGCGCCATCGTCTACCCCGTGGTCGACACCAATGTGGCCGGCGCGACCGGCGGTATTGCCGGGCTGTACATCGCCAATGCCGGGCGGGGCTACTCGGCGCCGACGATAACGGCTGCGGGCGGCGGCAGCGGCTTTACGGCGACTTTGACGGTCGGGCCGTCGACCGGGCTCGAGCCGGCAACCGTCGGCATCATTCAGCAGCGCCTCGTCTACGCTTCTACAGACAATAAGCCGAACACGATCTTTGCCTCGCGCCCGGGAAAGCCCGACGATTACCGCAAATCCAACCCGATCGTCGACAGCGATGCGTTCGAGTTTGCGATCTTCGATCAGCAGGTAACGCACATCCACTGGCTGCGGGCGATGCCGGGCGGGCTCCTGATCGGCACCGATGCCGGCGTCATGCAACTGACCGGCGGCTCGGCAAGCGCGGCGAACCCGGCGGCGATCACGCCGACCAACGCGGTGATGGTGCCGCAATCGTATTACGGCTCGGCCGACATGCCGCCGATTCTGATCGACTACGACATATTGTTTGTGCAGCAAGAGGGGATCATCCGCGATCTCCAGTACAACTTCTACGCCAACATTTATCAGGGCACCGATCTGACGACGCTGTCGTCGCACCTGTTTGAAGCCATCCATCCGGCCGACTGGGCCTATCAGGACGTGCCAAACAAGATCGTCTGGGTGGTGATGGACAATGGGCACCTTTACAGCCTGACGTATCTCAAGGGCCAGGAAGTGTTCGGTTGGGCCGCCCATACGACCGAGGGAATGTATGAATCGATCGCGACGCTGCGCGAGGACCGAACCAACGCACTGTATTTTTCAGTCAATGTCGGCGGGACGCGACAGATACGCCGGCAGGCCGGGCAGAGCTACTTTCAGGACTCGGATGCCTGGCAACTCGATTCCGCGCTATCGATCCAGTCGAACTTTCCGGACGCGGTGCTGACCCTCGAAGCGGGTTCGGGGGACAATGTCCTGGCGACAGCGAGCGCTGCAGTCTTTTCGGCCGGCGATGTCGGCAAAGAGATCCATGCCGTGTACAGCAAGGCCACAGTGGTGAGCTTTATCGACACGACCCATGTCAGGGTGAATATCGATTCGGCAAAGCCGTTCCCTGAACTGTTGGGAACATCG